ACAAAGCGAGAGTGGGTGGATTTAGTAGACGATCCCACCGCGTGGACTGAACAAGAGGTTAAAGAGAATTCAGTCAAATTATTTATGTCTGCTGTTCGCACTTCACTCGGTATTTAATCATGACATATGAATACGCTACAGCTTCAGACTTTGCTAAATGGAGGCATCACGCTGAACTATGTGACAATTACTCGCTGAGATTTATCATCGAAGATTGTCGAGAAGCTGCAAAGAATATGCGTGAGTTTAATGTTGTTCGCGAAGGTTATTACGAAGATCAAGCATTTACTTATGCCGATGAACTTGCACGTCGTTTAAGGAAACAGTCATGAAACTTTCTATCTTTGATCTGCCTCGTGGTTCTAGGGATTATGTAGAACTACCTTCTAAACGTTGTATCAATGTACATGTCTCTCGTGTTAGTAATGACACGATGGTGCATGTACAGGCTAACAGTGAACAATGGCCACAAGAATATAGTGACACCTTAGTTCACTGTAAAGATGGCGTTTCTGTGCTTCATTCTGTAACTAAAAATCTGACTGCAGATGACATTGATTACTTACAAACTCACTTCACTAATTAACACCAACTAATCATGGCTAACAACATCCGCCCCGCACACATTCGTAGAGCAATGCTCGATCATGACGTGCGGAAACTACTGACAGAAACTAATCCAAAGGTTCTCAAGAATGACAAAGTCTTAGACATCCCCACAGCAGTTTTACATCTCCTTCCTAAGTATCGCGGGACATGTCCTTTCGCTGGTAGTTGTGCAAAACTTTGCTTACATAGCGCAGGTAATCCTGCCTACATGCGTAATAAGCAGACAGCACGCAAGAATCGCACGGACATGTTTATGACTAACCGAGATGCATTCATGGAACTACTGCTGATCGAGTTAGTCCAATTCGCTAGCAAGCATCATCTCTCACTACAGCTAGGTGCTCGACTTAATGGAACTAGCGATATAAGGTGGGAGATAGAATCAATCAACGTCACACCTGACACTTCAGAGTATCTCTCAGCCCGATACGGTTTATGTATCTTACCAGGCAGATATAGAAACATTATGTACTGCTTGAGCACCAACAAAGATATATCATTCCAGTTCTACGATTACACTAAGCGTCCTGATCGCCTGTGGGGTGCATGCAAAGCAGATAATTATCACCTGACAATGAGTGAGGGTTCGTCTACTGATACGTTCCGAGTCGCATTAGATAACGGTCTCAACTTAGCTGCAGCATTCAACATCAAGAAGAGTCAATCTCTCCCCCAAACCGTAACTCTCTACGGAATGGAGTTTAAAGTTATAGACGGAGATGTCACAGACTTCCGCCCACAAGATGAGTCTGACGGTACGCACATTGTCGGCTTAAGGCTCAAGAGAGTGCCAAACATGACACCAGCTCAAATCAAGAAGTTTTGCATCTCATGAAACACAATCAAGCAGGGCAACATGTAGTCGATCGAGAGTTCATGAGGCGCTTAATTCGTTCCTATGAGCAAGATTTATTGAAGCTTAAAAGCGAAAGCGCCGAATATCCTGGAGAAGATTGGGTCGATGACGATCTAAAACGATTAACAAAATTAAGAGATGCTTCTTTCTCAAAATTTACACAAACAATTCATTTCTAATGAAACCATGCGAAGATTCATTGCTCTCTATCACGAGTGGGAAGGCGATCACTCACCCACGCGGAGAGAGATCCCTATCTATGCGAAGGACCTTAAGCAAGCTACTGATAAGTGGGTAGCGATGCAACGATTTAATGAAGATCTTGTGAGTATTATGCTCACACCATCAAAATCAGACTATTGGAACTCAGTCAGATCACACCATGACTAAGATCAAACAAATTGTCATCACTCGTACCGTTATTTACGACGAAGAAAACTTCAAGACCTTTGCTAAAGGTAACGGTTTAGAAACAAGCGACGATAACTACATCGCTTGGGTGGCATCCTGTCATGGGGACTTCGATGACCCCAGAACTTTCACAACAGAAAACCAGCTTATCTTCAAAGATGCTTGACAACAAACCACTCACAACAGAAGAGATGAGGGAAGCCTCCGAATTCTTCTTTGAATCATTTGAGATTATTCAGAGCAAAATGCCTGAGAACTCCACCCCGGAAGATACTTTAAGAGTCATGGAGTACGTTGCGAAACTAGCAACTAAGCAGCGCTCCGATAGAGAACGTGAGAAACTAAGAGTATCGTTTGGATTCTCAAAGAAAAGTGACAGCGAATGATCGGAGCTTGATGGTACTTCTTCTTATCCCTGTTTTCTTGATGAGCATTTTCATCTTGTGGGCAGTGGTGACAAGTAGTTATTATTAATGACTTCACAAGCGCACTCATGCCACTAAAGAAACTCAGTAGGAAGTACCAGAGGAAACCAGGTGCTTTTGATCGCTTTACTTGCGCTCAAACAGACGAGCAAGGATCCAGAATAAACAAACAGGATCCCATTAATCCAGCTAAAACACGTGTCACTAAATTTGATTACTTCAAAGCTGAAAGTGACTTAGTCGCTGAGGGTATCCTTGTTTACACAGACACTCTCCACGAGAGTATTAACTCAAATTCAATCTCACTCGAGGATCTAAAGGAATTCAAATGATTGACCGACAAATTCGTCTCACAAGACCAGCTAACACCACGGATAAACTACTTCAAGCAGTAATTCCCTTTACTTTGGGTTGTTTATTTACAGGGTTTTCACTGATTTCAATGCAAAGAGCAGACAATTACTGGGAGGTAAAAAAGTGTGATGCAATCAAAACGAGCAAAATTATTACACAGCGTTCGGCTGTGGGCACACTCAAAAGCTGTGTTTCTGTTGGTCAACTTTATCTTCAATGAAACTATCAAACGTATTAAAGGGTTTCGCTCAACTAAACAACCATCACATAACAGGCACAACCTTAGCGGTCTTCCTGCACATAGGGGAGACTGATGCTGAGATTTGCCAGAGCGATATCGTAAATCACTTTGGGATCCAGAAATCAACAGTTTCAAGAATAATCAATGTACTTAGTTCTGTGGAAACCAAGGAGGGTGAAAAAATTCAATTGGTAGAACGAAAGCTGCCACGCAGCGGTCCTTCAAGAAACGTTTTGGTCCTCACTTGTAAAGGTCAAGAATTGTTTGACCAAATGTACTCAGATTTCAACTAATATTCGGGGAGCTTTATTAAACCTGTGAGTGTTCTCCCAGACTGGCGCATCCATATCTTGTGTCAAAGTGGTGCAATCACTCCGTTCGATGCCAAATTTGTTAACCCTGCAAGTCTTGATATACGACTGGGTGAGAACATATTTGAAGAGCACGAGGAGGTGGGCCTGGTGGCTAACAACATCGGTAAACATACCAGGGAAGATCCTTACAAGCTTTACCCAAATGAGTTTATCCTCGCTGAAAGCATGGAACTATTTAATATACCAAACAACATCTCATGTCAGTTTGCGTTAAAAAGCTCTATGGCACGAATGGGGCTGGAACACAGTATGGCTGGGTGGATTGACCCAGGGTTTAATGATTCGGTACTTACACTCGAATTAAAGAACGCTCTGCGTCTGGGATGTATTAATATCTGGCCAGGAATGCGTATCGGACAACTTATCTTTTTTAGTATGCAGGGGAGTCCGGTACATAACTATCGAGAAACGGGTAGATATAACGGAGATAAACGAGTAACTAAAAGTAAAGGAACTCTATAGCAGAGGCAAGAGATTAATAGTTAATCTCTCATGTGTGTAAGTTAAAACAATTTACACGAATTTACATAAGTCCAAATTAGTTGTTTAATCTCTCTTATAAAAAGAAATTAAATATAGAAATGTTAAACCTTATGTAGCTCAGTACAACTAAGTACGACTTCAGGAGCAGCAGTTGACACGGTGCTCAAACCCGTGTATCTTTCTCACAGGTGGCACCGACCTAAACGTGGCGCACTAACTTACATACTAATCACATGCCAAAACCTAGTACAAGAGCATTGGTCGACCAAGCAGAAGTTGCAGCAGAGCGTTACGACGCTTGCGACACAGCATTGAAAGAACTAAACGAGGGCTTCGGTCTTGAATACGAATGCGCTCGTAAAAACTTAACTGACATGCTGGTTAAAGCTGACGCATCTGACTTTGATCTAACTGTCTTCCAAGGTGATAAATCACTTTTTAAATTTCCCGACTTCTCCACAAACATCGTGGTCAGGATCGATCGAGTTCCCACACCTCACAACAAGATCGATAAATTAGACGGCCAGATAGTTGAACTTGAGAAGAAACTGAAACTGAAGAAAGCAGAGCGTAAAGCTTTGATCGAACAGTTAGTGATCAAAGGCCAGATCGATATGCTGACCGACAAAGTTTCTGCAATCTTTCGACGTATGAAGTAACGGACAATACCCCAAACATTATTTTAGTTATGGACCGTATCTTTCTTCTCCACTGCACTGTGTCTGCTTCTGTGCGTCAGACTACCAAGATTGAATTCAATGATCTTGGTTTACCTGAGCAAGTTATTGAAGCCTTAGCTAACCAACAGTCAATTCCTGTTAGATCTAATCTTTCAGGGAAACTTAAAGAACACCTAAGCAGGATTAGGACTGAACAAAGAAAGTTGTATGACGAATGTACTATCAGCAACGGAGACATTCACTTCTTACACGAATCTTGCTTTGATAAAGCCAATGATCAAATAATGAAGATCCGTATGCTGGCCGAGCAATCAAACGCTGAGCTCGCGGATTTGTGGTTCGAGGAATATCAAAGTTGGGTGACAATGGTTGGAAACTTTGTTGAACCGATCTTTGTGAACGATCCCGAAGGTAAACAGATCGCCACGGATGCTTATTTGAGTATGTTCCCCACTAAGGATGAGTTCTCCAACCCAATTGAGGTTTTTGTGGTGGGGCCTAACCCAATCCGTATGGAAGTGTCCAGCTCAAAAGAGGAGCACGGATTCTTAGAAATAGATCATGTGGGCATTGCTAACACTTCTGAAGTACTTGAAGCAGCTCAACATTCAGCTGCAGATCGAGCACTTGAAAAAGCTGCTGAACTTCTCGATGATCTAGACACCAGAGCGTCAAACCGTGTGAAAGAAAGGCAAACAGGAACTTCTAAACGAAGGGGATCCTGGGAACTTACTGCCGAGAAACTGGAGCTCATAACCAAACACTGCCCTGGGTTTGACGAGCTGTCAATCCTATGCCGCAAACTAATTGAAAACGGAGTTGCGTTACAAACCACTCAAGGTCTGGCGAAAGTAGAAGCAATGAAATGTTTTTCTACGACAAAGGTCAAGATCAGAGAAGAACTCAAACAAATTGTCTTAAAGCGGGATACAACTGATGGCATTGAAAGTGTCAAAAAATCTTTAAGCCTATCAGGCACTTACAGGGATTTGGTTAGTCGGATCTCTGTGGCAGAGAGTGAAGAAGAACTTTTCTCTATTGAGGAAGAGCTTAGGATTGAAACCTCGGTTTACCATCAACGGGCGAAGCACCTTCAAAAGCTATTTGATCAAAGAACTGAATTAATCTCTATCCAAAGTGGATCTATTGCCAAAGCTTTGGATGAAATCAAAAACATTAACAACCCCGATTTCTAATGAACGACACTCTTTTCACAAACCTACAAAACTTTCGAGCTTCACTTAACGCAAGGTTTCTTGAACGTGAAGATGTAATTGACGGAGTACTTGCTTCCCTTATTACACAACAAAATACATTCTTGTTTGGAGTACCGGGTACAGGTAAAAGCGAACTTGTAAAAGAAATTTCTAAAGGATTTAAAGGCAGTGCTTATTTCGGTTATCTTCTTTCCCCAACTGCAGATCCGTCAGAGCTGTTTGGTCCTGTTGCAGTAAGCAAATTGCTTAAGGATGAGTACACCAGAGATACCGAGGGCTATCTTCCATCGAGTAATATTGCATTCCTCGATGAGTTGTTTAGAGGGAGCAGTGCTGTGCTTAACAGTTTGCTAACAATCCTCAATGAGAGAACATTTAATAACGGTAGAGAAGTTATAACAACACCAATTCAATCTATTGTAGCCGCGACTAACTCTTTCCCTACTGAAGAGTCTTTAGCCGCGTTCTGTGACAGGTTTCTCTTTCGGCCCACGGTTGAGCTTCTTAAGAAACCTACCTCTAAGCGCCGATTAGACACATGGGCAGTTAATGCTCAAGAGCGACCAACAGTTGAATCAAATTTAGTATTTAAAGATCTCCTAGCGCTTCAAAAAGACCTTGAAAATATAGCTGTTAGTGAGGAGTTTTTAGATAAATTTGGGCAAATTATGGACATGCTTAATAATCGAGGAATCTCTGTTTCTGATCGACGTCGGGTTCAAATTCTTAAATTTATGAAAGGATGGGCAGTTGTTCAAGGTGATGATCAGATACATCCAGAACATCTTCATCGTTCACTCAAACATATTGTTTATAAAAATACAGACGACATAAACGTAATTAAAGAAGTTCTAGAACAAGTCGTTCCTACAAATAGCAAACTTATTGCAGATCTAAAACGTATTCACAGCGGAGTGCTTGCAGAGTTCCATTCTGTTCATAGAGGGGAGGCAAAAACTGTTACTGAGTTAAATAAATTTGTTATACAACTTAGAAAAATGCACAAAGACTTAGCCATATGCGAAGAGAGGTTAGACAGGATTCTTTCAGATCGACTGACTATGGAAGACCGTAAGTCAGCAATGAGACTAGGTAGAGAGGTAAACACATCTATGACAGCAGTTATAAAATCAATCTCTGAGGTTGAATCATGAATACAAAAAACGATTTTCTTAGGCTTGCAGAAGCAGATCCACTCGTTCTAAATGTCTCTGCACTAGGCAGTTTTCTCTGGGATGATTTTGTAAGAGACTCCATGCCTCAAATTAAATACATCGAAGAACTTTATGATTTAAAACAACTATCTCGTTTTGGAAAAGAACTTTTTGATTACATGTATAACGGAGGAGAGGTGACTACGTTGGTCAGTCTTGACGATGTTGAACAATATTTTCAAGCTAAGCAGGACGAAGAGGAGCCAGATTATCCCAAAGGGTACAAACCAGAAAACGCATTTTGGCTGAATCTTTTTTCCGAGATCTGCAACAGTGCCGCGTGGAATGAGCTTATTAAATACTCAGTAGGAGACCAGTTTATTTCTGGTAATAACGCAATGAATATTCTCAACGATTTAAGCAAGCTTATACAGAAACAAATTACAGACGGTGAGCTGCCTGATGATCTAGGTAAGGTTCAAAAGGAACTTGAAATAATTAGAAACGAATTTACTGAAGCAAGGAAGAGAGGAGATTTAAAACTTGCCGCTGAAAAGAGAATTAAAGGTAAGGATCTTGTAAAACAAACCGAATCACTGTCTAAAAAAGCTGTCGAACAGTTAAAACCTGAAATTGAACGCAGCGTTGACAAAGTCAAAGAAGAAAGCAAGGATTTAAAGGAAGCCTTTAAGCAACTTGCAGGTTGCCACGCGGGAGTGGGTACACATCTAAATGACATAAACGAAAAGAAAAAACTTTCAAAAAAATTTAAACAAAACAAAAATTTGAGACAACTCATTAAAAAACTTGGAGCACTTAGGACAGCTTGGAGAGAAAGAAAGAAGGCTGTTGCAGCGAGAAGTAATTACTCCGATATTGTCGGTGCAAAATTCTCTAATGAGGTAGTCAAAGCATTCCCCACGGAGCTCGCTCTCACTGGCACAGAAGCAGGTAGAGCATTATTTGCTCTCAAGTATGCTCAAAAAACAATTCTTACTAAAGACTACGAGGCTAAAACCAAAAACTTATGCAAAGGTCCTGTAGTTTTATACGTAGACATAAGCGGATCAATGATGGGACTAACAGAGACATGGTCAAAAGCTATTTCTATGGTTGTCGCAGAAGATTGCTTACAGCAAAAGAGAGAAGTACAGATTCATCTTTTTGATACTTGTATCCAGAAAAGCATCACTCTCCAACCAGGTGGGAAAGATAATAATGAATTACTGGATTTCATTCTGTCCTGGGTTACCCAAGGTGGAACGAGTTTTGGAGCTGTGCTTGACCACGCGATGAGTAAAGCGGTTATTAGGGAAAAGGCGGATGTGTTGATGATTACAGACGGTCAATCTCAAGTCTCCGAAGCATATTTAAAACGGATTAAAGAGTTTAAATCCACTAAAGGGATTCAATGGACAGCTTTTGTAATAGGTGTGGAAGATCACTGGTGTTACAAATTTTGTGACTATGTACACGATGTTGACGTCAACTGCGAAGCCTCAAACGCAAAACTGTTTCAAGAGTCTTTACGTTGAGAAAAAATAGAGTTAGCGTTTATCTGTTGAAACTCAAGACATGATTAGCCAAGAAGACATCCAAATTATCAAAAAATTGCTACAGGAATATGCACCACAAACAATGCGTTATGAATTGGAAGACTGGGTATCTACGTGTTTATACGACACGTACAAAGATCAAGACGATCCAAACTGCACCTTGTTTAAGTTCAATGAATCAGTAATCAAATACCTCCCCTCAAAAGGAATTTTTAATATTGTCAGACCTTTAAGCGATTCTATCACTGAGTTTACGCTATCTGTGAACATGTTACTCAAAACTATGTATGGCACTACATCACTTCAGTGCGCTAGGGGCGTATTAGACCTTCAAGAAGCAGACTTTGAACTAATGTCGATGCAGATAACTGAAGAGTTTTATAACTTTGATTCAAACATCGGCCTTGTGGCAGGTGCCTTGTTAAAAGACATGCTTTGAAAGACACCTTAAAATTAATTGAAATGCATTGACGCCAGCAAATAACTGGCTAGTATTTGCCAGAACCAACTAATTCAAATGGACTTTACATTCAAAATTGGCGACGCTGAACTGACTACGGGGGAAGCTAAAGCGCTATTTCAAGCATGTGGCGACCACCCTTCTATCTGTATTGACGTCGCTAACCACATCGATCCATCCTTGATGGATGCTACAAAATTATTTTCAATAAGCGTCAAGACTAAGAACCCTCAGTTAGCAAACCTAGCCGCTAAGTTCGCCATTGAAGGAGTTAAAGCTCCTAAGCAGCGTAAGGCCAGGGCACAGATGGTCCGTATCTCTGCGACCAAACCGACTCACCCAATCCGTAACGCTGAGGAAGCCGTTGAAAAACTGTGCGCTTCAGAAAATCTCAAGTCTTTAGGAGCTAGCATGATCTTGCTGATGCTTAAAGGCAATAAAAAGAAGACTCTCCGTCAGATTGCGACACAGCTTGTAAACCAATTAGCTTACAAGGGAGAAGTTTCTGCAGACTCAGATGTCTTTAGGGGCTTCGCTCAAGATTCTGAAGGTCACTATCGCCCTATTGTGAAGGAGCCCGGTACCGATCGGACAGTCTGTTACCACGCTTCTCCTATCTACACATCACTGCGTGACGGTTGCTCGCTTCTTCGTGATTGGGACCTGCTTGAGCTCCACCACACTGAGGAGATTGGCAGTGTTGACAAGAACCTACGAGGTGCCTCTAGCCAACTTCGACGTTTTGTTTACCAGATCGAACTCCGCTCTAAAGGAGAAGAGGTTGCAGACATCTGGAATGACCTTGACACATATGTCAGTCACAAGTGGTCTCAGCGAGTTCGCAAAAGTATGAAGACGACTATGCCAACTGTCGCCTGATCTCACACAACGCAGTTATTCTTGAGGCGTCTTAGGACGCCTTATTTTTTTATGCACATTAAATACGTAACCACGGAATCAGAATTTAAAGAGGGTCTCATAGACCTTGAGAAGCTTCCAAAACTTTGCTTGGACTTCGAAACCACAGGGTTGGACCCTCACATCGCTAAGCCGAGGCTTTTACAGCTTTGTACAACAGAGGAAAAGGTCGAGGACCGCTGCGTATACGTCCTAGATTTATTTAAAATTCAAGATATTACAGGTTTAAAAGAGCTGATCGAAAGCAGAACACTCTTGGTTGGTCACAACTTAAACTTCGATCTCAGGTTTCTTTACGCTCTAGGCATTGATTTTAAAAATAAAATCTTTGATACCTATGTCGCTGAACGGTGTCTACGAGCAGGTTTTAAAGATAAAAAAATCTCTCCAAAGACTCACGAGACTTACTTCGAAGATGTGTCTTGCGCTCTTAAAGCGGTTGTTAGCCGAAGATTAGGTGTTGAGATTTCTAAAGACCAACAGGTTAGTGACTGGAGTCAGCCTGAGCTTGATATTGAGCAGGTTGAGTACGCAGCAAAAGACGTTGACATCCTTCCGTCAATTGCATCAGATCAGTTGCGAGAACTGGCAGAAGAATCGCTCTTAGAGGTGTATTCTTTGGAGTCGAAATGTGTCAGACCAGTAGCACTCATGTGTTACAGGGGTTTCAATGTAGATATTAGTAAGCTGCTAGCACTACGCGAATCTATCAAGTGTAAGTTAGAAGAAATAACTCTAGAATTTTGCGTGGAGCTAGACAAAGCTCTACCATCCGATTCGAAACTACCCAGGAACCCAGATGGATCATTATCAATCGGGAAGAAACCAAAACAGTTCAACCCAAGCTCGGGCATACAATGCATCAAAAGCTTCAGCAGCCTGGGAGTGGAACTACCATCTTCTCCAACAACAGGAAAGCCGACTCTTAATCAGATCCAGTTATCCGAGTTTGACTCGGAGGACGCGCACCTTAACTTATACAGGCGTCGCACCAAGGTTGAGACACGTCTTCAACACGCTGAAAAACTTTTGGCAAACGTTAACCCGATAACTAATCGCATTCACTCGGGTTATAACCAATACGGCGCAAACTCTGGACGGTTTACATCGTCTGGCGCAAAAAAAGTAAGTGCCAAAAAAATTAAGGACACATTTGCTGTTAACGCTCAGCAAATACCAAGGAATTCTGAATTTAGAGCATGTTTCGTAGCAACAAAAGGCTATGAGTTAATTATCTGTGACTTTAGTCAGATTGAACTTCGCCTTGGAGCTGAGCTGATCGGTATTCCTCAAATGATTCAGGCTTTTAAAGACGGGCACGATCTTCATACGGTTACAGCAAGTTTGATTTATAAAGTGCCTTTGGACGAAGTAAAAAAATCTCAACGGCAGGAGGGCAAGACATTAAACTTTGCCCTTTTGTATGGCATGGGCTACAGAAAATACAAAACTTACGCAGCTCAGTCAGGAAAACTTATTTCTCTTTCAGAAGCGAAAGTATCACATCAAGCATTTCACAATGCGTACCCACGCCTTAGGCAATGGCATCGGGAAAGATCCGCAATGGTCGAGGATGGTTGGACATATGTAAGGACCCCTATTGGACGGCGTCGACTTTTGTCATATAACGACGCGACAATGACAGCGTGTGCCAATACTCTTATCCAAGGCGCAGGAGCTGACGTCTTAAAACTTTCTCTGGCAAAACTTAATCCCTTTCTTGAAGGTGACATACACTTAGTTGCTTGCGTTCACGACGAAATTGTCATCGAAGTTCCTAAATCGAAAGTAAACGAATACATCAAGATCCTTGAAACCTGTATGCAAGAAGCAGCAGAAACAATATTAAAAGTTGTACCCTCTAAGGCTGACGCTTCCCACGGCGAGGATTGGTCCGAAAAATGAAAAATAAAAGGCCAAAGAGTCAGTGCAAATTCAGTAAAGGTGACAGAGTAAAGGTTAAAGAAAGTGGGCGACTCATATTTGTAAGAGACTTTCCAGATCAGGAGCTTTTAGACAAAGTCTCTGCTGTTCACAACAACGCCAGAATCGGAACAGTGGTTGACACAAGTGTCAAACTGTCGAAGGTAGGTGCTAGACAGCACTATGTAACTGTCCTATGGGATTTGTGCGGTGTCACTAGCGAGCACCACCAGATGCGTTTAATGCTCTACCCTTCTTTAGAATCTCACGACTAATGGTTACTAAAAACGATCGATTCTCTAGCCCTAAGTTTAAAAAGGGCGATATTGTTCAGCTTTACGTACCTAAAGGGCTTGTTAACTCTGCTAAGCACGACACTCTCTCTGAAGGAACTGTGGTCCGTACTTACGTTCGTAAGAACGCTGTTGGACATAGAAGACATTATGTAACCGTAGAGTGGCATAGAACTGATAAAACTCAAGAATTAGATCAGAACAGATTAAAATTTACTGAGCTAAGTAATAAAAAATTTATTAGAACCGAAAGTAAGTCAAAACCTAAAGAGTCCTTCAGCTTTGAGATTCTGAATATAAACAAAGTCCCTGAAAAAGAAATTTTTACGGTAAAGACAAACGGTAGTTACTTTGGCTGCGTAAACTTCATGCAAGGTTTTTACGTGGGCAGAGAAGAATTTCCCACACCTTTAGCTGCTGCTAACGGAGCCCGTAAGCTTCGTGCGACGCTACCGATTGCTAAAACCGAAAAGTTAGATAGCGAACTTTTGAAGACAGAAACAAAAAAAACAAATAAAAGTGTAGTCACTAGAAGCAAATCACGACTAATCTACAAATCAAAGCTGTGTACATTCGAAGAAACTCTCACCATGCCTTTTTTATCATTCCAGGAGGTGTGGGTTATTACCAAGGAGAGTGAGTACGTAAAGGACTCGTTGAACAAAGAAACTAAGAAGTTAGTGACATTCACTAACGAACGAGACGAAGCACAGTTTTTTTATGACCACGAGGAAGCGAAAAGTAGAATGAAAGTTCTCAAAGGGACTGTAGGTCCAGGTTTTGGCTTAGCAAGATTTTGGCTTAAAAACTAGTAAACTAAAAAAAACGATTTATAAGATGGCCACTCGTTTCGCTGGTGACTTCTTCGGGGCTGCACTAACCGGACCCGAGACAGAGCAAGGGTCTCTCTTACTTGATTACTTCCCTGAATTACGTACAGCAAAGAAAAGGAGCAATAAGGAAGAAGAGGCGGTTAAAGATACTGGAGGAGCTCGTTCCTTTAGAGGACGTCAAGCAGTGGCACCTTTTACTGGGTATAAGACATTTGAAGCTGGGTCAAAAACTCAAGAAGCAGCACCCTTGTTCTCAGGTTTTAAAACTTTCGAATAAAGTAAGATAGAAAAAATCAATTAAACTCAAAGTACGAGATTACTCAACAGAGTTCGCCGTTATGACTTCCTCCACATTTACTCCAAGCAAAGAAGAAAATGGAGTACCAGAGAAGTTTGGCCGCACCATGAGAAAAGCGGGGAAAATTTTCGGACTAGATTTGGCTGGTCTTTTTGATGAAGAAGGAGAAACTACTGAAGGCTTCGAAGGCTTCGCTCCTACATTTAAGATGACTTCGAACCTTAAAGGTCGTAGTCCGAATACTGCTACTTACAAAGCACCTTATCAACCATCGCGCACCGCTGAATTCAGCCTTGGTCCACGGCCTTCTTCTTCTGTGGGTGATATAAATATCAACCTAACTGATGCAGTGAGAGGAGTTGGTGGTGGAGCACAAGTACCTCTACCTAAGAAAGTAGAGAAGAAACCACTCGACCGCGACCTAGCTTCCTTCATCGGAAGTGGAGCTGGTAGCGGCATAGGTGCAATGGGAATCGGCAGAGCACAGGAATACGGATATTCTGATGACGAAATTCGTGCAATGGCACAGAGAGAAGGCATCAAGTTCGGCGAACAAGCTGCACGTGGCCTGGGCATTAACACTGAAACTTCAAGCGCCATTGGAGGACAAGGGTCGACTCCAGGAGCACTTGGCGCGTCTGCGATTCAAAGACTTCGTGATCGTGGTTTAGCTGACGAAGCAATTCGATCTCTGGCTCAGCAACAGGGAATGAAGTTTGGTCCGGCAGCAGCTCAACAACTTGGGGTAGGTCAAGGTGAGATTTACCAAGCACCACAAGCCGCAGCTCCCGCAGCTCCTAGTTATACTCCAGCCGCTCAGGCTATCTCTCAGGTTTACCAGACGCCTAGTAACAACAGTGGTGGCGCAGCTATTGGTGCAGCAGGACTTGAGAGAATGGCTGCCGCTAGAGGAATTAGCTTTGCTCAGGCACGTTCGCAAGCACAATCGGCTGGTATGCAGATCGGTTCAGCTGCTCTAGCTCGATAATAAAAAATATTGACAGTTACAAAGTCATCGTTAGATTTAAACCAACTTGTTTTTAACGATGACTGTCACTCTTGCTTCTTTTATAGGTCCTGAAGGAACAGAAGGTTTTTTAGGACTTAATGCACTCAAACGTGCTCAGGAGTCAGGTATGTCCAAATCTGAAATACTTAAAAAATTAGAAACTGAAGGACTTAAGCTTGGCGATAAAGCTAAAGCAGCACTGAGTGAAGACTAATTACTGCCTTTCACTAACGAAGAAGCAAAAGACTCTTTCTCTTGCTTTGTCGGCTAACGACATTGGCCACGCTCAGGCTCAAGCCTCGGACATCACTAGAGCGTTCGGGGCTCAGACCTTAAAACTTACTTACTCAGAGGTAAAAGAAAATAACCTAAGCTTGCTTTTTAAAAGACTTGCTTCGAACGACTTTACGCACAAAATGTGTGATTTTTGGGAACATTCTTACGTGAATGAACACCCAGTGATTTATGCCTTAGGAGAGCGTTATTACGTTCGGCCACTAATTTTAGATTACCTAGAGATCAATAAGGACGGTGCGGTCAAGCCCAGTTGCGGTAACAAGAAATGCATCAATCCGTTACATAACTCATATAAAAACATGAATGCGTCAAAACTAGGTGGCGCGGACGTCACTTTGGCGCTAGCCTTTCATCGCGATGGCGTCCCCGTCAAGGAGATTGCCAAAGCACTCAAAGTAAACCGATCAACTATCTACCGAACTTTAAATCGTGAACATCTTCACCCTCGGTCTTCGTGTCACAGACACGGCTAGCACCGACGAAAACAAAGTCACACATGTCTTAGCTGAGTCTCTTCCTTCGACTGACAAGCGGATAGCAACAAAGGTGCAGCTTTCAATGGCTGCTGACCACTACGTAGGGAAGATTTTCTCATCCCTTGTGAAAAATGAAACCATCCTTGCAATCGGTCCAACTAAGCCGACACCTGATGGCGTACTTCAGATGCAGCCAATGCTTGTAGTGACACAAGATAATTGGGATGATCTTCTAGCTGTCAATCTTTATATTTCCACGGGTGGTCTTGGGCCTAAATCCGAGGAAAATCAAGTGGGTGATAACACTGTCACCAATCGATCACTTGCATGGCAAGATGAAAAGGGAGAAACAAATTGGTTCAAGCTCACTGCTTGGGACAAGCTCTCCACTCAACTTTCCGAGTTGCCACCTGGTACTCCCACCATCGCAATCGGACGTGTCAACACGTCTGAGAAGGAAGGCAAGAAGTATCTTAATTACGGGATAGATAAAGTTCTCTATCTACCTCGTTCCAAGAAAGCGGCACCCAAACAAGCTGCCGACCCTGAAAAAGGCAAGGTAGCTACCGCCGCTCTTGGCTCTATTGACTTTTCTCTTTAATCTGAATCATGGTTTTTATTGCTGGCAAATTCTCTGCAGATGAAATCCTCTGTAACCTCCCGCCACACACACTTCGAATCGATCTTCAAAGTCGCGTTTGGAAGTCCGATACTGACTCTGAAGCTGCCATCACCGACAGTAACGACAACGGCATACCGATTGAATTCATCCTTCTTGGTTTCACACCATATTTCGGTAACCTCGGGATGCGATCACATCAGGAGTTTATCCGGATTTCTTATATCGGTGTCAGTCCTTCTCATCGGTTACTCCCTCCTCGCTGTGTATGCACTAGCATTATCAGTGGTAAATCAAGTCAAAAAAACTTCATTACGTATTTTCAGACGCTCTATAACAATAGAATCAACGTCAGTGAAGTCGTAACGTCCACGAAGTTTGTTCAAAAATCCTTCAACGAAAGGAATCCTGTAACAGGTGAGGACGGCGCAAAGATTAACTACAACGTCTTAGAGTTTAAGGATCGTCCGACTCAAACTGATGAGGAGGCAAAACTCATCCAAGATGTTTCTGAGTGGCTCGAAGTTTCAGGAGATTTGGTGGCATCTGCATTACGCAGTACTATCTCCGGTTCTAATCTGGTTGAGCTTCCTTTCGGCCAAGACCATGCTTCAATTAAAGAAGCATTTAAAGAACAGCATCCGATCTTAGAAGGCGGCTCTCCGCAGGGGCTCGCAGCTCTTCCAGCAGGTGCGGGTACCCCAGGTAAGTCTTCAGAAGCTCCCAAGCTTCCGGAGGCAAAAGCCGCTAAATCTAAAGAATTGACGGAAGAACAAAAAGCAGCTCTCAAGGCAGCTGGATTGGAAGTATAGTTCTTTTGAGGTGGGGAAGCCTCTAAGGGTAACTAGAGTGTGTTTGCAAATACACACTCTTTTTTATTGTCCGTACCGGATTAAGTCACCAAACGATGGAAGCTCCACGTCGTTCTCAAGGCAATACTTAATTACGTTCTCTAAGAGTTTGCCGCGTATCAAATAATTTGCATGTGTTAGCTTGATGCATATATCTCTTTCCTCGTCGTCCATCTGACTAAGACTGGTTACGAACCGTCTATGTGCGAACTGTTCCTCTAAACTCATGTGGGAGCAAAGTTTACCTAGGAGAACATCTGCTTTGTCCACGTTCTACCAAGTCCCAAAATACATATTCGATCCTATTGCGGAATCTGGGATTGTTTCTGGATCAGTCTTACTTCCTTACGACGAAAGTTTTGAACTCACTACTCAAGTAAGGAACTCAGGCATAACTGATATTACTACAAACACTTCAGTGGACAATGTTACTGATATAAACTGGTGGTCTGAGAAAAAAGATAAGTTCGACTGGATAATTGCTGTGACACAGGGGACAAAAGAAATAACTTCTTGGGTTACTGAGTGTGGGATTCAGACCGCTTCAAAGGGGATCTGTATCCTCGACAGACTGACTTTTTTAGAACCTACGAGGACTCGCCAAGACTTTCTTAAAGAAGCAGCTCTCGAGAATATTAAAATTTTAAGTCCTCGCCCGTCATTTCGTGACGATAAAAAGTCTTTAAAAGACTCTGTAACTTCTGCGTGGTTTGTTTTTAGAAGACAAGGATCAGCACTTATAAAGACAAATGTGGATTTCGAAGTAGGCTGGCACAGACCAAAAAATTTAAAATTGTGAGTAAGCCATTAACAGAGACCCTAAACCACATTGCAAAACTCTTGGAAGAGCAGAACTGCAAACTAGATAACATCATTGCACTACAAACAAGTAATCAATTGCTTACTGAGTGCATAGACCCTTTGGGGAATGCTAGAACTGCTGAGGAGTGTGCAGACATTACTCTGGAAGCATTTTCTTCAGCACTGTGTTTGATGCCTCAACTAGAGCAGCGAAACAAAGAGTATCAGTACCAAAAGCAAGAATTTTTTATAGATGATGACGCAGATGAAAGTAATGGTATCTCAAGTATGTTCTAGACTTTTAAAAGGAGAATAAACACAGTGTCAGATACTAGAGTAGTAATCAACGGAAAGAGACACTACATCTGTAACGGTGTAGCCAAACCTCTTCCTTCTGTTACAACGATACTAAGCTCTACTGCTTCAGAGGCTAATAGGAAAAAACTTGAGCACTGGAACAAGATGAACCCAGGTGTAGCGGACAAAGCCGCAGAGAGAGGCACTTGGATACATAACAGCGTCGAAGATTATATAAGAGGTTTACGCGTAATCCCACCCGATTACTACAGCTTGTTTTGGGAGGGCGTTCCAGAGTTATTGGATAACCTTCTAGACGGTGGGAGAGTACTGTGGTCTGAGAAGCCTTTTAATCAACCTGCATGGTCTAAGTACGTAGGAGACGACGGAGTAGGCAGAATTCATTATTATGACGAAAATACTGGTCATGGGTACGCAGGCTGTTGTGACCTTATTTATATGAATCAAAATGCAGAAATTATTCTTGCAGATTTCAAAACTAGCAATGGACCTTACTCTTCCAGATTCCCGAATAAAAAATCTGGTGTAGATGAAAAAACTAAGAAAGCGCTTATATCTGGTGTCTTTAAAACTAAAAAAACGAGACTTCAGTTGGCCGCGTATAAGGCAGCTGCAGAAGCTTGCTTAGGCATAAAAATAGATAAAACTCAGATAATCGTGACCACAGCGATAAAAGAATTTAACACTCAGATTTTTACCTTTGGCCCTGATGACGTTGAAAAAGACGAGATTTCATGGTTTGAGGTCGTGCGACAGTACTACGAAAACCAGAATTAAGGCTCTACTCGGCGTAGAATCAGTCAACAAGGCAGAGCGGAAGAGGTGTTTTAAGCTTCTCTTGAGCTTTTAACGTCTAAAACCAGGCATACTACATACGCGTCAAGGTACCTAATGAACTTCATTTGCTCTGTAAATACGAGTGTCATTCCTCATCTCCACCCAGAGCAGGGCAAGATTGCCAAAGGAGGGAACTTTTCAGCGTTTAACTCAGGCTGGGAATCCAAAGATGTCACATCCCAAGAATTATCGACGATTCTTTCGACTCAGGCTGGGCTTTGCGCTTGGCATTTAATTAACGGACAACGAAAGGCTAGTGGTACTGGGGTACTTCAAGCTGGACTAATTATTATCGACATTGACAATCAGGCAGAAGGTAAAGATGAGAACGGAAACAAGATTCAAAAGCAAGAATTAACTCCGGAAGAAGCTCTTGAATTAGATATATGTAAAAAGTATCTAACAATTGGATATCACTCACCTTCTGATTCTCCTGGGTGGCCAAGATTTAGGTTGGTATTTGGGCTTGGTAAAGCAATCATCGATCCTCAGTTTTATCAATGGTTTAATAAACAAATTCTTAAACAAATACCTGGATCAGACATAAGAGCTACGACTGTACCCAATCTTTTCTATGGTCCTAAAAATAAAGAGTGCATATTCGCCACGACTGACAAGTTCATACCAGAAGAAGTCATAAACGAAGGTTTTAGGTCGTACAGTTCACTTCCTGTACAAAATTTAGAAGAGGCTGGTGACCCAGAGCAAGCTATTGACAATGTCGTAATCCGAGCAAACGGTATCGATATTGAAAAACTTGTATCTTCTTCTGTAAGGTCTGTTCTTGCTGGTGAGGAAGTCTCTGACCGCAGCTCGACGATGGCCACGGTATTTAAGGAATTGATCGGTTGGAGCAACTGGCTTAAAGAGCAACACATTGCATCATGCGTATCACCCTTGACAATAGCTCAGGATGCGTTCCATAATATATATGACTACCCTCACAGCTGCGATGGTAAATTCTCGCGGATTTTAAATTCAATCCGCAACCCCGAGGAGCTCCTACCTGCTGTCTCATTGGCTTCTGAGCATGGAGACCTCGGCATCTGGAAAAAAATCAGACGCGTCAAAAAGTCTGTATTTGACAGTCACGCGTCAGAAGAGGTGAAGGATCGTTTAGCAGCTCTTAAAAAAGAAGCAGCTGTCAATGCCGTTATGAATATGGCGGAGTTCAGTCTCAACAACCTTGAGTCTGATTATGACGAACCAGAATCAACATCAAAATCAACACCAACATCAACATCAACATCAACACTTAAGGAAAACCAAGTGAATACTCCAGCCACCCCAGCTCAATTGGTCTCACTTCAGGCTGGTTCAAGGAACCGAGAGTTCAGCGAGAATGACATCGCCACGCTCATTGTCAACAATCAAGGTGACAACTTTATTTATGACAGTAATTTAGATCAGTTCTATCACTACGACGACGATCTTGATATCTGGTATTTTCAGGATGAACAGCATATAAAAAGAAGAATTGTGCTCGCCCTGGATGCTCTAATTGCAGGTGGGGCACTTCCTAAATACAACAGCGCAACTATCAGTAGCGTTTTCGGAATCCTTAAAGCAAAGCTTCTTAAATCTGCTGAAGGAGGTCGTCGCAGCATTTGGAGCAAGTCGTTTGGTTTTATTCCATTCCGAAATGGAGTCTTGTGTACTAAAACTTTTAAGTTTTCGGAGGGTAAACAAAAAGATCTCTTTCTTAGGCACAAGCTTGCTTACGAGTACAACACGAGCGCAGAGTGTCCTGAGTTCATGAAATGGATCAAAGGTGCCCTTGATAAGGATCAAGAGAAACTAATCCAAGCTTTTGCTAGAGCACTCCTCACAGGCTATACAGCTGGCGAGAGATTCCTTCACCTTGTCGGCCCTGGTGGTACTGGTAAGTCAACCATGCAGCAGCTAATGGTTGCGCTTGCTGGTTTCCACGGAACTCACACTTCGAGCTTGGAGGTCATTGAGACCAACAAGTTTGAGTCCTACAACCTCATCGGGAAGCGATTACTCCTCCTTACGGACGAAAGCAACTACAACAAGCGAATGGATGTACTCAAAAAACTTACATCTGCTTCTGACACCCTTCGCGCTGAACGAAAGTACGGAAAAGAAATCATCAGCTTTAAACCTGAATGTTTAGTTTGTATCGCCAGTAATGAGCACATCACATCAAATGATTCCAGCAGTGGACTGGAAAGAAGGCGACTTACAATCGTTATGGACAAAGTCGTTGACCCCAGTAAACGTACAGAACTTATAAGTGTTTTTGAGGATCGAATTGAAGGGTCCTTTGTTCCCGAGATGAGTGGGATTGTCAGTTGGGCTCTCTCAATGGACTACGCAATTATGAAAGATATTCTTGCGAACCCTACTAAGCATGTCCCGTCGCTCAACAAAACCAACATCGAAGCACTACTCTTTAACAATCAATTTATAGCTTGGCTTAACGATTGTTGCTTATACGCACCTAACACAATAACGCCTGTAGGTGCTGGTGCTCGTAAGCCTAATACAGACGAGGGAGAAAAAGGTATGTACGTTTCCAACGCCTATGGTGCGTTATACCCTTCTTATGCAAATTTCTGTAAATCATGTGGTTACAAACCTGCGGCTAAACACCGTTTTGTTGAGCGCACCAAAGAAGCTCTAACTAATATCCTGAAACTCCCTGGCACTAAGGTTGTGTTAAATGACGGTATTCCGGGGATAAAAGGGCTGCGACTCAAGGCATATGATCTAAACTCCGATCGTGCTGCAAAAGGTCCGGAGCGTCTGCCCACACCTGTGGAATTTGCTCAGGACATGAGCACCAATCGCTGGGAAACTTCTTTTCAAAAACATGACACGCCTAAATCCTAGTTTTCTTTTGGCAACAGCAGTTGGCGCTGCAGCTAGTATCGCCACGGCAATTACTGCTCCTCAGTTTGTCGGGGGAGGTTTAGCTTTCACTGGTGGTCTTATCGGAGGAGCTGCTATTGCCAAGGAACGATCTCTTAAGGCTTCCCTTGAACAAGAAAAAACAACACGTGTCACTCAGACATTTACGAGTCTTTACGAAATAAACCGGGGAATCATAGAGCCCGTACAGCTTGCTTTTCTTTCGAATATTCCCTTGAGTCGCGCTGATTCGTTCTTGACGACCTTGGCAGAAGCAAACAACGGTCAGAAAGTTACTGTTAAAGACGGTTTAACTGTCGTCTTTGCTTTTCCGCACAGCTCCGCTGCTTTAGACGAGCTTACTCAAAACGCTCAAAAATGGGCTGCAGCTCAGACTCAACAATTAAACGATGAGTTACTCCAGCATAAAAAACTAATCCAGGTTTATCAAATGCAAGCTCAACAGCAATCTCAGGTTAAGGCTAGCCCCAGCCCTTGGGAGAACGTAAACCCTACTTAAGAAAATCCCAGCCAGCTAAACCTTTATCTTCTTCCCGTGCTTTTTTAACTGCTTCCACGACCACGGGGAGTTTATCCTTCAAAGATCTGCCTATACAGCGAACAATGGCACGGTGTTCGTGTTGCGTATCCTCCTTACCTCTTAAGCCTACGTAGTGGACGAAACTACGAATAGTTCCGGAAATGTGAAGTTTGGTTGGTGTGTAAAGAGGCAAAATATTTCTCGCACACTCACGTGCAACACCTCTTCTAAGCATCTCGTTATAAAGATCTTGCACGTGGGTGTCAATAATTTCAAGCCTGTCCCAAAACTCCTGATGTAGATATAACGGTAATTGGCTCTCTGAAACCTGCCTATTAGTCTTTCCTTGATACCTTAAATCAAATTGAAAAGGTTTCTCTTCAACGCTAAGTATCTCGTTAGGGTTGCAGTATCTTTGACTCGTTTCTTGAAACGTGAAACTCCTATGACGCAAAATTTGAGGTGATATCGCCCGAGTCGTAATAACTTCGAAGCTAGCAGACGCTTGCTCAAGAATCGACCAATGTCCGTGCTTTATACAGAAGGAGACCAGACCGGCGTAATCTTCTTTGTCCGGATCCTTTGAAGAGACACGAGCGTGACGCGCAATTACTTTTTCTGCATCTGGTGTGATCCAGTCAAGCGAAGCCGTATGCAGAGTTTTATGCACTAACTACGTGGGAATGTCTGCTGATATCGTAGCCGCGCAGTGATTTCCCGTGGGTTTGCAACCATTCGTTTCACACCTTCAGGCCCTTGACCCAAACGCACACCAGCCATACGCGTCACATCTGCTTGAGAAGACATCATTTGCTTTTAGGTGGAATATTAGAGAAGGGAAGATTATCAGGCATGTTATAACTTTGACTTACCATATTCACCGTCGGATCTTGGCCGTTAATAAAGTTCTGACGAGGATTAGTTGTAAGAGTTTTTAGCTGTATACGAAGCTCAGGATCCAAGGTGTTTTGTTCTTTCAACATATAATCTGCTTGAGACATATCCATTGGACGCATTGGCATAACCACGTCGCGGTGGTTATAACCGGCTGGTCCTGTCAACTGTTGACTTGGGACAATATTGCCCTTATTAAAATCCGTGGGGCCTACGGGTGCGCGAGCATACTCTCCGTGATCAACTTGATACTGAGAGTAAACTCTATTAACGTTGTCAATACCAGTAGCTCTATTTAACTCAATAGACTGCGCGGTGTTTTGATAATTCGCAGGCGAAACCATTTGCGACGAGCCGATAGGTTTTACTCGCTCAGCCATGGGACCGAGTCCACCGGGGCGTTGTAAGAAATTAGGCTTTTCCATTTTCCTATCTTAACTCCGTTTTGGTTGCTTTTTGCGATTAGTTGTTTTATTTACCACTCTTAAATTAGACGGTGAATTATTTTCGGCATCATAATCTTTGTGATCTACTTCTTTGCCATCGTTTTTCTCAACTCTTCCTTTTCGTTCCATAAAACGACGAGCCCGTTTTCGGGCTGCCGTGCGTTTCTTTTGCTTTTCAGACCTTTCGTCGTACTCTTTTCTATAGTCTCTTTGGTACGCCACGGTCGTAAAAATTTGTTATTTACATTTTACTAGGACCTGCAAAGAGTTCAGTAATTGAACAACTTCCAGTCCATACGAGCTTTCTACCTCGCTTGGCTAAATCTTCTTTAAACTGCGCCCAAAGGCCAGTATAAGTACCGTCAGTCCGGCCATAGTATTGATAAAGCTCCTGCATAAAGAAAGCTTTACTATTCTCGTCATCGCAGTCCCATTCGGCGACAATGCGATCTGTTGAAGATTCAGACACAATAATAATGTTTCAAAATAAACCCTCCTTTCTGGCGGGAAAGAAGGGAAACTAACTGTAGCACTCAGTCAGTAAGAACAGCCCAGCCTGACTTACTTCCTTCAACAAGCCAGCGAGGACCTAAATTCTTTTTGGAATAAATTTTATACTCGCCATCTGTATTAGCGTATGAGCCAGAAATTAAGTCAAGCTCTCCGAAGGGATCGTGAACCCAGTAACTTTTCTTGTCTTCGGTCACGCCCACTACACAGATCCAGTGACCTCCTCCAGTTGGATGTGAAACGGACCCCCTGTGCAGAATTCCAATAGGTACTGGGATATCTTTTTTTAGTTTTTCTTCAATATCATCCCAACCTGCGTTTTGAACAAACTTAGCATTTACACCAAAGTGTTTAAGGGCCGCTATCTGTACCCACGCCTCTGTCGTGTCCCCAATAGAAAAAATTTCTTCAATATATTCGTCGTCACCCTTAATAATATCTGGATAAAGACCACTTACAAGCATCGCGCACGAACTTGAGAAACAAGTACGCATCGGGTCAACCGCATTGTCTCGTTGAGAGTAGTACGGCACATCTAACTTGACACCCTTATTTTCTTTTAAGGTGGGCTCTTCAACATCATTAATAATCTTCCAATGGTCAGGCCACATCCACCACTCTTGCTCAGCACTACCTTCTAGAAAAACTCGGTGATGTTTTTCTCCTGTATACATACGTATCTCTGTCCACTGCCACGCAGATCCTTTTGGTACGAAAAGTTTTTGCTCAGGTTCAAGAGTGCCTGAATCGACTGGACGTGCCTTAAGGTAGGTATCGTTTTTAGCGTAAATACTCCGTTTCAAAAGAGGGTGCTTAGCTTCTGATAAGAATAGTTCTTTTTCTTCTTTGCGTCTTCTTACTAGTCCGGGCACATCTTCATCAGAACCAGCTTTGACCCAGCGATCAAACTGATCTGCAACTATTACACGTGGGGTGTTCTGATTTAATAATTTTAATAATGTAGAGTTTACGAAAGCAGTACAGCCAACATTAAAAACAAAACTTACTAAAGCATCGTATTCATTCTGATTTACTTTTATAGAAACAAAAGAGCTTACACATTGTTGAGAGCTCTCAGTATCTCCTAGCAGTAGTTTTTCAGCTTCTTCTTTGTTTATTTTTTGACCTGGGTATACGTCAGAGCCCGTATGTCCATAGCCGATTGTGTCGACACCTGCCGCACACTTATAACTAGTAAGACGCAACCCTTCAAATTTTTTAATTAAGTCAAAACCTTTTCTACTCAATCTCATGTCTGTATCTCGGATTACGATTTAATTTGATTCTAATTTTTTCGACAACAAAACACATCGCTGAAGCACAGAGTCCGGTAACAAGTGCTTCCAACCAAAAAGGACCAAAGTGCGTCGGGTGTGTCGCTAAGTCAGCAATAAATGTTAAAAATCCTGTAATAACTATGCTCTGTGCAGGTTTAATAGTACCTAACAACAACACACAAAAACTATAAAATATAGCTGTACGTATACCAACAGAATATGCAACTGTTACGTGTTTCCAGGTGACAACAGATAAATCACCTTGCGTCATAGCAAGCATGCACGGTACCCAAGCCTCTCCAAATTTTTTAGGAAAGACATTTATTGACCTGACTAATCTATTAATCACACTGCTGTATAAGTGACTCGATAAACGCAAGGGGATCGGTCAGTTTTTTCTACGTATAGGTAATTCTCGACACTTGCTCCCACAGAAAAAGTAAAGGAAACGTCCTGTCGGTTAGAAATCTTAGGAGAGTTTAACTCTCCCATAACAGTGCCATCAGCACCGCTTCGAATGTAGACACGACTAACAGCTGAAGAGCCAGCTTGAAGAGTGACGGTACCGGTTCCAGTAGCTGAGGATGTGACTGCGTAAAGATCCGCACGACCTTCAGAACCTTCGGAAGTATCTTCCGTGGTGTAATTAATGGTAATATTTCCACCATCTGCAGTTCTGTTCTGCCTAAACCGAGTAATTCCCTCGGGATTAACGCCAAGCTCACGATTAAAATTGAATTCGGCCACGGTTAATTAACTCTGTTTAAATTAATAATAGCGCAGTCGTTTAAAATATAAAAACTAGTGACTTCACTAAAATGACAGTAAAAAGAGACTTGAGCACAGCTAGAGAATGGGGACGTGAAATCCTTAAAACCCATGAACTGCAGCAGTATGACTCAGCTAGTCAGGATGCCGTACTCCCTGTCCTAGACACAACACAAATTCAAGCGGACGCACAACCGAGAAAAATGTCCATCTCGGGGATTATGAACACTGCGATTGCGGCAGGTATCGTATCTCCAGCTGGCTCAGGAGCAGCTCCTTTTAACGGTGAATTAAGCTTTGCAGGTGGTATCACATTAGATAATACGGTAAGTGGAGTGTATACTCTAAAAGGTGCAGGAAGTAACGACGCAGCACTTGTCCTTAACTGTCGGGCAAATAGCCACGGTGTGACTATTAAATCCCCTCCTCACGCAGCAAGCGCTACATACATCATTGTGTTACCTGAAAACCAGGGCACAGCAGGTCAAGCTTTACGAAATGATGGTAGCGGAAATCTATATTGGGGCTAGATTTCTAGTGTGTTCACGAACATAGAGAGGCACCAGGATGAGCTACAACCGTGTAAACGCTCTAATGTATGAGCTTATACTATTTATTTCTCGTTTCTGGCCAGGTATTAAAGCTAATCCTTGGATTAAGAGAGCTGTTATTAATTGTGTGGACGATTGGGCAGAGTTCAGAACTCAAATAGTGATGACTGAGCTCGAAGAGGATATTGACGAAATACACCAGGCTTGGGACGAAGAAGAGAAAAAAAATTCTTTCACGTATATTGAAGAACCCTCAGACGGATCACCTGTACAAGAGATTCTGGGTGGTCCGATTAGAGTAAAAGCAACCTGGGCTAAAGAGCCACGTCCGTCAGATACGAATTTCTAGCGCTTATTGTTTTTGTACTTGCGTGATTTCTTCTTAGCGGATTTACGTACACAGTTGGGGACCATCCGATCCCCTTTCTTTTTCATTCCTTCTTGAACGTAACCGTCCCAGCAGGTTCCTTGCTTAGCCATTGTTTTTAGATGCTTTGTACGCACGAGCTTTTTTGCCTGCCCGCTTGGCTGTCTCAGTATTCGCTACATGAGTATTCACTGGTTTGCCTCGTGTGGCCGCTTTCTTTTTTTCATCGGTAGCTTTTCTTTCCTCAGCAGACATTGAAGCCCACGCTGATTTAGGGAGGTAACGCTCAGTGCGTCCTTTTTCTCTCGCTTTATCGGCCATATCCTCCCAAAGAATTTTTAAGCATCTCAAGTCTATTAGCTTGGCCTTTATGTGTCTGAGATGCTTTTATCGAGAAATAGTTCGCTTTGAAGGTTACTCATGGGATTAATTTTTCTTCTCGTGCTCTTCACGAGTCTGCCAGTCTTCTTTACCCCATTTTGAAAGTTTGTTTTTACTTGACTTTTTACCTTGGTATTTTCCGCCCATATCTTTATAGTATTTTGTCGCTAATTGCATAGCGCGTGCAGAGTGACCGCCCATTTTTTTACGTGCTTTAGCCTTCGCACGAGCCCATTTCTCAGGGTGTTTTTTCTTCGCAGTCTCAGCCATTGCGAAAAGTACTTTTTACTATTTTATCTACTTTTAAACATTAATCCCTGCCACTGGTGTTTCGCTTGTCTGTTTTTCCACGTTCGCGCTCGTTTTTATACTTTTTAGCACGAGTTTTGGCTCTAGTAGCCTTACTCATTTCGCCTCGTCGATCGCCTTTTTTAGTAGCTTGGACTGTTCCGTCTTTAAGGTCTCCAGACTTTTGAAGACTCTTTGTAGCAATCGCATAGGCAGAGGATTTCTCCATGCCCGGATTTTTTTTCATAATGCTTTTTACAGCATCTTCAAGAATTTGTGGCATTCGACTAACGGTCTATAGTTACATTGTAGCTGTTCAAAACTCATGGATTTTTTGATTTCAAATTGGGGTGAGATTGTTGGTCTCGCTGGTGCTGTCCACTTTCTTGCTCTTGCGGTTGTTAACGTCACCCCCACGCCTAAGGACAACGAAGCTTATGCTCGTTTCTACAAAGTTATTGAAAAGTTTGCCGGTATCATTACCAAGGTGGCTAAAAAGTGATTATGCGGTCTTCGGAAGAAGAAGCGTTTCATATTCCAGCCAATCGGTAAGCATTGGAAGGGAGGATTCTATTTCTTGCTGGTTAACCCAGTCAAGAATTTTTTCTTCCCTTTCGATTGTCCAAAAGTCTTGACTCCTGTACCACACGAACCACGGTGTGTCGCTTTTTATTAAGTTACACTCACCGCAGCAACCAACAAGGTTGTGGCGCTCGTTTTTACCACCTTTTGACTGAGCTAAAACGTGATCTAACGTACTGGGTTTTGGGCGTCCGCAGTACGCGCAATCAGGCCACTTATCGAGAATACTTTTTCTAAACCTCTTACGAGCAGACCGTTTCTGTAAACAACAAAGGTTGAATACAAGATCATTCTCGCTCACAGGCACGTGCGCGTTTAGATATACATATTATAACTAAATATTATTAATATTTACAATGTTTAAATTGTCTCAAGAATAAGAAGACCAGAAGAGGAAACTGCTTTAGCAATAGGACGCCAAGGAAAAGAAGGATCTGCACTCCAACTTGAAGGTTCACCTGAAGCAGTCGTATATCCACTTGTAGTTGGATCTACGTAATAGAAATACCCTGTAGATAACCCAGTATTATTGTAACCAATAGAACGAGGAACATTAATAGTTACTGGCTCTCCGCTCGCCACGGTTGTTTGAGCGCTGCCAATAAAGTTGTTTCGAGAAGAAATTGTGGGAAGAGTTGAGGAACCAGGAGCACTAACTACGGCAGTGCCGTAATCCGAGTTGCCGTTGTCTCGGTAGGCGATGACAATTCGATTGTTGGTGGTGTCGTAGGTGGTGGAGATGTAGGGGGAGTAAGCAGATTCAAAGACAACTGGGGACCCGAAGGAAATAGATGTGCCAGAGACAGTGCCAACGATTGCGGTGCCGTAGTTGGAGTTGCCGCCGTCTACGTAGGCGATGACGACTCGGTTGTTGGTGGTGTCGTAGGTGGTGGAGATGTGGACGCAGGCAGCAGATTCAAAGACAACGGCGGTGCCGAAGGAGATTGATGAACCAGAGACTGTGCCGACGATTGCGGTGCCGTAGCCGGAGTTGACGTTGTCTTGATAGCCGATTACGACTCGGTTGTTGGTGGAGTCGTAGGTGGTGGAGGTGTAGGAGCAGCTACCAGACTCAAAGACAACGGCGGTGCCGAAGGAAATAGATGTACCGGAAACTGTACCGACAATTGCAGTACCGTAATATGAGTTTCCGATATCGCTGTAGGCGATGACGACACGGTTGTTGGTGGTGTCGTAGGTGGTGGAGATGTCGTAAAGGGAAGCAGATTCAAAAACGACGGCAGTACCAAATGAAATAGATGTGCCAGAGACTGTACCGACAATTGCAGTACCGTAATATGAGTTGCCGCCGTCTGAGTAGGCGATGACGACTCGGTTGTTGGTGGAGTCGTAGGTGGTGACGGTGTAGTTGGAGCTAGCAGACTCAAAGACAACGGCGGTGCCGAATGAAATAGAGGTGCCAGAGACTGTGCCAACAATGGCAGTGCCGTAGAAGGAGTTGCCGCCGTCTTGATAGCCGATGACGACTCGGTTGTTGGTGGTGTCGTAGGTGGTGGAGATGTAGTTGGAGGTAGCAGATTCAAAGACAACGGCGGTGCCGAAGGAAATAGAGGTGCCAGAGACGGTGCCAACGATTGCGGTGCCGTAGCTGGAGTTGCCGTCGTCTCGGTAGGCGATGACGACTCGGTTGTTGGTGGTGTCGTAGGTGGTGGAAGTGTAGGTGGAGCTAGCAGATTCAAAGACAACCGCAGATCCAAAACTTCTACTATTTACATCAGTAACATTAGTAATAACACTAGCTTTACCTGCATCATCCAAACCAACAGGATTACCTGCTTGAATAACACTGGAAGCTGTTAGTTCTACAGAACTACTACTCGAAAAATTAACTGCAAGATCTAACGCGGCATTACCCGAAGCAAGGGCAGTATTTGCATTTGATTGAGCTGCCACACCGCTGGCCAAAGCAATCGCAGAATTACTAGAACCAGCGACCCCAGAAGCTAATGCAGCACTTGCAATTACAAGATCGGCACCATCCATACCGATAGAATCGCCGACAAAAATTACACCGCTAGCGCTAGAAGCAAGTGCAACATCAAGTCTTTTATTACCAGTCTGTAAATCTCCACCACCAACTAGGCCACTACCAGCGGTAATGGAACCCAGTGTAGCTCCTTCAGCTACATCACCTGTAGGTAGCTGACTGAGCTGCCCGTCTACGTAAACAAGAGGGAGTTTCTCAGCCATTACTACTACCTAGTTTATTTTATTTTATCCGATAAACTTACTATTCAGTTTCTAGTTCTACACGAGGGTCAACCCAATCAGGATTTAGGACCCAGCCACCAGCGTCCGTAAAAGTGTACTTCCAACCGAACCAATCAGTAGGCTCAGTAACACCTTCATTCAACACGCAGTTGGATGTGGTGCAATCCATGATGTACAAATCAGGATTACTAGGATCGCCAATCGTAGTTTTATCCGACTCAATCAGAATCTGTTTGTCGTCGGCATACAGGTATACACTAACGTTCGGGACTTGAAAGTCACCCAGGCGGCAAATAGTTTTCATGAGGCTCTCGAGCACTAAAACAGTGTAACCGACTAAAGCATATCAGTCAGCAACAAGGTAGTGGAGTTAACCGCTCGGCCAACCACCCCCCAGTTAACTGCTCCAGACCACGAGGGCGGTTGGGTCGATGTTGTAGTAAATCCGCTGGTTGTCGGATCAACGTAATAACCAGAGCCAGCGAGTAAGCCAGTGTTGTTTTGATCTGGCGAACCAGGCAAGCGTACTGATACTGCTGCACCGCTTGCCACGGTGGATTGAGAGATACCGATAAAGTTGTTGGCTGAGTTTAATGTTGGGAATGTAGATGATCCTACGGAACCCACAGTGGCCTTTCCGTCGGAAGTGTTAGTGTCGTCTGTGTAGCTAATGACAACTCGTTGATTAGAAGAGTCGTAAACGCAGCCTATACCAAGGACAACATTAGAATCAAATATAACAGAAGTACCAAACCCAATAGTTGTACCAGAAACAGTGCCAACTATAGCTGATCCGTAGTTACCGACAGATGGATCTCGATAAGCAATTATTACTTGATTAAGAGTTGAATCATAAGCAGTAGCTTCATAAGTAGCTGTATTAGCTAGAAACTCAACAAAAGTGCCAAATGTTATAGATGTACCAGAAACGGTACCTACAATCGCACGACCACTAGGTAGCCCAGTATATGCATAATAAGCAATGACTATTTTCTGATTAGAGGAGTCATAGACTACCGGCATGTCTTGAGTGTAGGTAGTTGAAAAAACTACTGGACTACCAAAACTAATAGATGTTCCGGAAACAGTACCGACGACTGCAGTACCGTAATTTGAATTTCCGACGTCTCTATAAGCTACAACGACTTTGTTGTTAGTAGAGTCAAATCCAGCGTGAAGGTCATTAGTATCACTAGTTGAAAAAACTACTGGACTACCAAAACTAATAGATGTTCCAGAAACCGTACCTACTATGGCAGTGCCATAGTCGCTATTATTTCGATCTTCGTAAACAATGACAACTCGCTGACTAGAGGAGTCATATGTAATGTCCGCATCAGCAGTTGTGTGTGAGTTAAAATCTGTGCTGCTGCCCCACGTACTACTTGTACCGGAAATTGTGCCCACAATTGCAGCGCCGTAATTAACACCACTAGCGTCCCGTGAGTAACAAAAAACCACTTTATTGTTAACGGAATCGTAAGTTACACCATGAGGTGTGGACCATGAGGACTCAACAACAACTTTAGTACCATAAGAAATAGATGTACCAGAAACAGTGCCTACAATTGCAGTGGCGTAATTGGAGTTTCCTTGATCTGAGTAAATAATAACAACCTTGTTATTAGCAGAGTCGTAGACTGATGTACCCAACTGGGCATTTCCACTATCGAAAGTAACAGGAGTGCCAAAACTTCTTTGGGTACTGTCCTCAAGAGTAACAACAACTCTAGCTTTACCTGCATCATCCAAACCAACAGGATTACCTGCTTGAATAACACTGGAAGCTGTAAAAGTCTGAATAGCACCAGCAGGCTTTGCAGCGATATCAACCAGAGCAGCATTACCACTAGCTAGAGCAGTAGCGGATATAGAAATAGCAGCGTTACCGCTTGCTAATGCATATTCTGCATTTTCTAGTGCTTGATTCCCACTGGCTAATGCGGTTTGTCCTGTACGCAGAGCAGAACCGTCATTTGCCAGTTTATTGCTGACAATAATTAAACCACTGGGGTTTGGAGCTATAGCAACGTCTAACTCAACAACCTCTCCTAGATTTCCAGCACCATCTACTGCAACACCACTGCCAGAAACTATATTTCCAGGAGAAGCACCTACAATCGTGTCACCAGGAGGTAGCTCAGTCCGAAGGCCACTAACAGAAACAACAGGACGCCGGAGTACCATAATTTTGTGACCTTTAAATACACTTTAGCCTGGGTCAGATTGACTTGAGCAACATCAAACCGCTCGAAGTAACGGCGCGACCGATATAGTCCCAGGGAACTTGACCATCCCAACTAGCAGGTTTAGTTGATGTTGTTGTAACACCACTAGTTGTTGGATCTACGTAATAAAACTCGCCAGGTGTAAGACCTGCTGTTGGGTCTGTGTACAAAGCTCCAGGTAAATTAACGAGGCAAGGAGAGCCACTCGCCACGGTGGATTGAGAGATGCCGAGAAAATTAGTGTATGAGTTTATGGTCGGTCTGGAGGTGGTTGCGCCGAGAGTATTAGCTACGATGGCAGTACCATAATTTGCATTACCCTCATCTCTGTAAGCTATAACAGCGTTACTGTTAGTAGAGTCGTAAGTAATGGATACGTCCTGAGAAACTGCGGACTCAAACACAACAGCAGTAGCAAATGAAATAGAGGTACCGGATACGGTTCCAACAATTGCTGTACCGTATTCACTATTACCTGCATCTCTGTAAGCAATAATAACTTTACCGCTACTAGAGTCGTATGTAGACGTAATATCATACACACCAGAAGCTTGAAATTGAACTAAAGTACCAAAGGAAATAGAGGTACCAGAAACAGTACCAACAATAGAAGTACCGTAATATGAATGCGCACCAGCTCTATAAGCTATAACAACTCGATCATTTGTGGAGTCGTAAGTGCAGGAAGAGCCAACCATATCACTAGACTCAAATACAACAGCAGTACCAAATGAAATAGATGTACCGGAAACTGTACCGACAATTGCAGTACCGTAGCTGGAGTTGCCGAAGTCCCGATAGGCGACGACAACACGGTTGTTGGTGGAGTCGTAGGTGGAGGAAAGGTAGTTGGTGTTAGCAGACCCAAATACAACAGCAGTACCAAATGAAATAGATGTACCAGAAACTGTACAGACGAGTGCGGTATTGTAACCACCAGCTGCGGCATCATTGTAGACTATAACGACTCGGTTATTTGTGGAGTCGTAAGTAGAAGAGGTGTCGAAAGTAGTAGCAGCTTCAAAGACAACGGGCGAACCAAATGAAATAGATGTACCGGAAACTGTACCGACAATTGCAGTACCGTAGCTGGAGTTGTTAACGTCGGAGTAGGCGAAGACAACTCGATCATTTGTGGAGTCGTAGGTGGAGGAAAGGTAGTCGGTGTTACCCGACTCAAAAACAACTGCAGTACCGAATGAAATAGATGTACCGGAAACTGTACCGACAATTGCAGTACCGTAATATGAGTTTCCGACATCGGCGTAGGCGATGACGACACGGTTGTTGGTGGAGTCGTAGGTAGTAGAAATACGTTGAGAGTTAGCAGATTCAAAAACGACTGCAGAACTCGGAAAACTTAGCGGATTACTCGTAACTGTAAGACCAATACTCTGTACCTTACCTGCATCATCTACGCCCACGGAATAGCCGGATGCAACAGCACTAGCAGCTGTAAGCACAGCAGTAGGGCCACCGCCAACAAGAGTTGGTACTAAATCGAGAGCTGCGTTTCCGGAAGCAAGTGCCCCGACTGCAGTCGAAAGTGCAGCATTACCTGAAGATAATGCAGTAAAACTTTCGGTGTTTGCCTTGTTACCCGAAGCAAGTGCAATAGTCGCGTTAACGGAAGCTACACCATCATTTCCAATAGTGTCTCCGACATAAATAACTCCACTGGGGTTGGGAGCGACTGCAAAATCAAGCCGAATATTAGGGCCAACACTACCGCCGCCAACCAGACCACTTCCTGCGACTAATTCAGTCGAAGATCCTCCGGTTTGTACCAGATCTCCTTGAGACAGTTCGGAAACCAAACCATCTTCGATAACTAAAGGGCGGCGGCTGACCATTTTTAAATCTCAGTAATATAAGACCTAACTAAAGAGGTCCACAGGGGGTTGAATTTCAACGTGCAGTTCAGTAGTACTGACTGCAAGTCCGAGATTGACGAGGGCAGCGTATCCACTTCCAGCCGAAACAGTACCTGAAGCAGTACTAAAGCGAGTGAGCTGGCCTTGCGATTTAGACAGATAGTAGTACTGACCAGGAGTGAGCTGAGTATCTGCTGTGATATTTGCTGCACTAACAACAGCAATATCGTCGAGATTGACGGAAACAGTTGCGTTTTGAACAGCTGCTTGTGCAGTAAGTCCGACTGCCTGATGTTGGGCAGAATCCACGCCGCTCACTGCAATGGCAGGAACTGCATAAACTCCACTGACATAAACAACTTCACCTTGAATAAGGTTAGCGCCAGCTGTTAAGTTTATTAGTGACGTAGGCGAAGATGAGGTTACACCGCCGCCATTCACAAGAAAGACAGGAGTATCCCCTGGCTGAAATTCAGTATATTTTCGATTAAAAATCGCCCGGTTAGTCACTACTTACACCCAGACTTCATTCCTTTAATCATAATCGATGTTTTATATTTATTCGTCATCGCGAGGATTAATCGCTATTAAACAAAATCCCATTAGGTATAAAAACCCGAGGGCTCCCACAGCGATCAAAGTTCCCATATCAAGTGGTTGGTTCGGGCGGCCACTCGACAGTCCAGGGGAAGCCTGACTGCTCGGGGACCATTCTTAAGGTCTCACGATAGAGAGCCCAAGCATTTTTGGCATCAGCATTCAGAGGAGAATCTGTAAGCTGGGTCCAGTCACATTCAGTTAGTTTCTTGTTACGTTGGTCACGTACAGAACTTGCCTTACTTGCATCTACGCTCGCTTCATACTCAGCTTGCTTATGCAGTGCAGTAGTTACAACACCGTCCTCATCAACAGAGTCAGTGAAAATAGGACCTACTATGTAACGTGTGAACCACTTACCCTCGATCTCTTCAACGCCCGATCGGACGCTGGTTTCATAAGGAGAAGTAGTAGAGGCTTGTGGTCCTTCAAAAACAGGGTCCACGCCAAAATTGTTCATCGTTTCACGGCTGATAACCTTGGGAAACGAAGTGTTTGGGTGGCGACGACGGAATTCAAGATCCGAAATCACCTCGCCAGTTTCGCGAATACGTAATTCCATAATTCGATTCTACTTTGAAGATTAGGCAATCGCCAAGAAGAGATAAGTACCTCCACTAGCGTTCATGCCTACAGGCGCTGATGATGTCACTGTAAATCCAGAACTCAACGGGTCGATGTAGTCGGTATTTGTGACTTCTGCTGCACTACTGTTGAGGAGCAAGTACGGATCATTGCCACTGGCAATTCCTCGCGCTGAGTCGTAAACGTACCAATCACCAGTGCTGTCGGTGCGTTTGATTAAAATAAATCGTGCGCCTGCACTGAAGCCGCAGTCAACGTTAATTGCATTACCTGTTCCGGTGTAAGAGCCTACTTTGGATATGCCGGGTAGGGTTGCGAAGAGGTAGGCGATCATGTTGCCAACATTATTACTGGAACCAAAAGCAGCTACACCAAACGATGTGGACGTTGGACCGGAGGCTCCCCAGTAGTCTGCAATTCCAACATTGCCATTAGTTGTACTCAAAAAGAGTACGTTGCCGCGACCCCCCGGCTGTGTATAGACAGTCCAACTTTCGCCCGAGACTGAGCGTGATTTGGCGATTATCAACTCCGGCGTTACACCAAGCCCGTGAGTAATGGACGTTGAGGCGCTAGCAGTCCACGCCACCACGTCGAAGAAGCCGGGGGCGCGGCGGAACTGCCAGTTAATTGTCTGAGCACCACCCCAGAAAGTGTCTGTGCTAAAACTGTTTTGCAAGTCAAACTTGAAATACAGACTTCCTGCTGATTCTGCGCTGTTAGCAGTGGAACTCGTGTAACCGTTAGTTAGTCTCGGCACCCAATACTTAGAGCCAGTCGAACCCGTCTGACAGTCAATGTGCAAGTCAGTGGGAAAGCCGACGCTAAATGGTTGCGAGGTAGTCAAGGCACTGTCAAACACCTCCGTCCCAGCAGTCGGCGGCTTATGCGGACGGCGGATTGCTATGTAGATGTAGGTAGCGCCAGGATCATTCTGAGATCCATTAGTAATGAAACCAGTAGGAGTAAGATCACCAAATACATTGCCTGCGATTTCTGCAACATTGGTATTTGCTTCTAGCTGTGCGTCAACTCCACCAACAATCATGCCACGCATTATATCATTCATTCTCCACTCACCAGTGCCAGTAGTTTTTTTGGTAATCAAGAACTGAGGCTCAAAACCTAAGTCTACGGATTGAGCACTGCCTGTCGCCGTATAGCTCCCACACTTAATAATGCTTTCATCTTCATTCGTGCCAAACGATGCGTCGTCATGAGCGAAGACGTAGGCGACATATGTATCACCATTGGTATTTACATCATTAATAGTTCCTAACGTAAAATGAGTGCTAGTAGGAGCCGTGTTATTCCAATAGTTAGCACTGGGACCTACTGCCGCATTTGCAAGATCTAATATTACTGCTTTTGTCGCACCTAGACTTCGATGATAAACAAGCCAATTAGTTCCTGCAGTACTAGTACACTTGACCATTATCATGCCAGGAACACTGCCTAGCGAATGGGCAACAGTTCTACCTGCAGTACCATTTCCTGTATAAGTAACTACATCAAAGAACCCCGGCGCTTTGCGGAAAGTCCAAGAGGCGTAGGTGACGTTTAGTGCGTTGACATTGCCGTCATTGCCAGGAACAGTAAACCCGTTTGTATCAAAGACAAAAGAAAGTTCGGTACTTTCTCCGTTAGGGAGATTACTATAAAGTCTCTTACTAGCACCTCTCGCAGTGTCTACCAAATTGTGCAGGCCTGCACCACGCGTTTTTACCCAAACAAGCCCGCCTTCTGAGCTTAAATCAATGCCGTTACTGATGACATTATTTGTTGGATCAGTGCCGGTATACAGAAACGTACTAAATACATCATCAACGTAAGTTGCACCACCAGCAGCCCCGGCAGCACCTTGAATTAAACGTAGAGTAGTAGGATCCATTTATATCAAGTTGTGTAGTCAACAAGAGAAGACGCACGCCAAGTAGATCCTGTGTCGTCAGTGACAAACATGAATAAATGAGTCTTCCCTGTAGTTAGGGTAGGAGCAGTATCTGCGGGCCACTTAATTGAACTATCCCAAGTAATCGTGCCGCCAGTGTGCTCAACTTCATAAGCCAAGCTGTAAGAAGCAGCAGGATAAGGACTGATAAAGGTTACAGTTGAATCAGTGCTTAGAGTGGCAGTAAAGTAATTACCTGAGGCCACGGGTATGCCGCTTCCGTTTGCACCCAATGCAGTAACAACGGAACGGAGCTGACCGTCAAGAATACCACCTGAAATAGCAAGTTTGGTATTAGCAGTAGTCTCCGCCGCAGCTGCATCAACAAGCGCAGCGTTACCAGAAGCAAGAGCAACACCGGCATCAACAAGCGCAGCGTTACCAGAAGCAAGAGCTTCGTGAGCTAAATCTCCACTCGCACTAGCCGCATAACGTACATCGAGAACACCAATATCTACTCGCTGGTTTGTAGTGCCAGAGGCTCTAACGATCGGGAAGAAGTCACCACTTGCAACCGTTGTGATCGCACCTAAGTCCGAAATCTTTTGGCTAGCCATGCGATTTATGCGGAAGCGGTCTCTAGATCAATAGTCGATCCGTTTTCTAATAATAGCGCCTCAAGTGTTATTCCGACACTCGATTCGAGAATAATGACTGACGTTGGGTTAAGAACAAACTGAGGTGGGGTTATCTCAATAGAAACTGTTGTCGTTGTAATCACTCGACCAACATTAGTTATATAAGCATTTACTGAAACACCGCTTAATTCACTTACAAACTCGTTGTAAGAAATTAAGGAACCAGGAGTGACGATTGATAGAAACCTAAAGTCACCTGGGGATAAACCAGAGTAACCGCTATAAATACCGTCTACGTTAATACGAACAATACCTCCAGTGGAGACTGTGTCGGCAGCAATACCGGCCACGGAGGCTTTGGTTACACTATCAGCCTGTGCATTTGCGGCTAATCCTGCTGAAGTAACATAAACAGCGTTTCCAGCAGAGATGTTTTCGCTAGCAATTAAACTCGCAATAGCCATCTTTACTTGAACTTATATTCTTAAGTTTAGCGTTTTCCCTGTCCGCGGTACTTCTTCTTACCTTTACGACCAGGACGTGAGTTAAGACCATTGCCGATGGAAGTGGTCTTGGGTTTTGTAAAGATGTTGTTACCGCTGGACTTAGCTTTAGCCATTTTTATAGATTAGTCGCAGCCAGCTTAGCGAATAACAACAAGCTGTCATCAAGTATTCGCGTCAACCCAAGCTGTGCCATTCCAAACCTTGAGTGCGTTGGCTGTGTCGTCATACCAGCCCTCACCTGCGACCTGAGCAGAAGGCGCAGTCGCTGAGTAAGCGAAGGAGCGACGAGGTCCAGTCTCATACCAACCAGAGGTGACGGCGTCATATACAAACAGAGAGCCCACGAGTTCGCTGAACCAAAGAGACCCATCTCTAGGAGGTGCGTTGGTTCCAGTTCCAGAAGGAGGAGTATCACTTTTGAGAACGATTGCTTCGGCATTCGTCTGATACCAATCCGGGTCGGACACTGAACCGCCCGACGCATAAACCAGCATGCGACCTTGATTTACGTCAAACCAGAGATCACCAGTTGAGTAGCCAGTTCCGGGCTCACCGGATACCGTTACAGAAGCGCCACCACCACCACCACCACCTGAAGTATCGGTGCCACTAATAATGACATTATTACCGCTATACGTGATAGTGACGGATCCTTCATCGAGGAAGTGACCTGAAACAACGTTGTCGTACACAGCGTCGTAATCGACGTTGACAACAGTGCCGCCTTGAGTCAGGTAGATACCAGAACCAGCTCCAATAGAACCTCCTCCACCTCCTGAGATTCCAGATATAGATGTATTGAGATCTTCGAGAGCTCTTACGACACCTTCAAAGTTGGACGGGTAGCCGTATGAGCACCTGGAATAAGATGAAGTTCCCACGCCGCTAATAGTCCCGATAAGTTCTTCAATAACAGTAACAATCCCGAAGAAACTCTCCTCATGAAGAGCGCGGGGCCTTGCACCATGTGTTGGACAAGGAGGAATATTTATCTCAGGCATTCGACATCCAAATCCTCCTTGTTCGATTTTAATCTATTTATTCAAACTTGAGGCTTATCTTTGACCTCAACCTCGTCGCTGTTTGTGTGAACAGCAAAATCTTCAGCTAATTTCCAGGCAGGTACTCCAAGCACCGAACTTCTTTCCCTCAGGAACTTCCAAGAAAGTTTTTCGGTTGGTTTAGCAAAAACCTTGGTCATAGTGTTAACTACAATTACACAAAGTCTACAACTCTTAAGAAATTTATGTGCTCCACGGGCTGGCCGAAACTTTTTACTCTTAAAAACTCCTGAGATTTCAGTGATATCAACTAATCTGGACGGTGTTTAATTTATTTATTTCTATAGAGACGTACTAATAAATAGTATTTAAGAAACGTATAGAGAAAGTACTTTGCAAATCTCACCTGAGTCTAGTTTCAGACAAAAACAGGTAAAGGATTTGGGACTCATCCAGTCTCGTTGTTGAATTCGCTTAATAAAGAAGATTAAATTCTTAGGATTTTTGAGTTCACTGTATTTCTGTGCGCTATGTGTGTTTTATACGCTTTCATAAAAATTAGGACGCACTTAAGGCTTAGCAGGTGCTAAGTTGGTTACGAAGTGAGTCCATACTTATGACTTACAACACACGTGCTGTAGTTCTCCTGGGTCTCTTAGACCTTGACAACACTGATCTAAAGGAGCCTGCAGGTGCTCCAGACTTTGTTGAGACACGGGGCCACTGGCGAGTAGAGCACCATCAAGGTGTCTCTGTTTGGCGGTGTCTTTGCGGACGATCTCAACCGATACTCGTTCCTTCTCGTCTAAGGGGTGTCGTCACACTGCCTAACAACCTGATTCAGGCTTGTGAGGTCTGTAGAGATGAGTACGCAAGTGCTACAAGCAAATCTGGTGAGTTTTTGGCTTGGCTTGAGCGAAACCGCCCACTTATTACTCCTGACTCATGCTTGGAGTACCTAGAAGACAGGGGTTACACCTTCTCGTATGACGACGGACGAAATACCCGGACGAGAAGGGTTGTCTACGAGGCATTCTTTAAAACAACCTTAAGTTCGGATCAGTACGTGACGTCTGTGTGTAAAAACCCATTATGTATTAATCCATACCATCTATGCATTTCTACAGCTCCTCGCAAGACGGGTCCCAAAGTTCGAGCTGCCATCATCAAGATGAAAGAGCTCGGTTTGTCCGCCAAAGTTACTCAGAACGTACTAAAGGACAAATTCAAAACTCAGTTGTGTCTTTCAACAATTTCCGAAATCAGGCAAGAGTTTCAGCCATCAAGTCTCATTCTCAATTGATTATTGATCTCAAATCGATACAACCTGCTAGCATCAGCGAGATTGCTTCTGAAACTGGGCAGTCTGCAAGCGCTGCTCGCTACAAGTTAAATCAACTTATGAATTTGGACCTCATAAAGAGAGTCCGGTTTGAACACCACACTTTATTTTGCATAAATGGCAGTTACAACTTACAGATCTCCCGCGTACTCTCAGAACTCTACGGTTAACGAGTCAGCTCAAACTAAATGGGATTCGAAGTACATAATCGATAACCTTCCTCAGTGGATTTATTCCGACAACGAGGAGCCAAAGTCTGTTACTGATTGCCGCGCAAAAATCAACTGTCTTGAGTACACTCTCAAAGACATTGACTTACAAATTGAAATTCGTCAACTAGAACTTCAAACTGGCAGCTCCCGCCATCAATCAACTTTTGATTTTGATAAGTGGCGTACAGGTGCTTTAAAAGCAAAGCAAACACATCTGCAGCTTCTAAATGCTTATAAGTACTGGTTGATCAAAAATACGCCAGATGAGGTTGACGTTTCGTCCATGCTCGGTAAACTTGTCGAGTTACTCATTGAGGACCCTACTGACTTTGAGCTTAAAGCCAGATCCCTACTACAATCTTTTTGACGGTTGCAAGAAGGACCTTCCGTCTACAAGGGGTGCTGGCAGCCTTTTCGTCCTTTCGGCCCAGCAGTAATTCGCCCAGTTTGCCTGAGCTCAGGTGAGCAACGGGGAGCCCCTAACTATTTCATGGAAATTCTCAGAGAAATCAAAGAAATGCGAGATGCAATCAACAGCATCGACGTATCACTGCAACTGCTTTCATCAAACCAAAATGACAAAAGGAGAACCACGGCTTTTGTATCTAAAAAAATCCTCTGCCAACGCCTAAATATTCCTTCTGTCACGTTGGATAAACTGATACACCAGGGAATCGTTAGTGACGGAGAGACTGGGCTTGTTGAAGGTACTCATTACTGCAAAGTTGATCCTTCTGAACGAAACAGCTCTAAGTTTTTATTTGACCCTTTGGTCGTTATAGACTCTGCTTGGAAAAATTTTAAAAATGTCTGATCTTTCAAGAGGTGCCTCTGCACTAGTCAAAACTCTGTTCAAGGGTAACGAAACAGAGCGGATGATTTCCGCTGGTGTGGTAAGGACTATCTTATCTGATATGACACGCCTATATTTTGAAAACAGAAAGGCAGTAGGTAAAGGTATTTTAG